GTAAAGTCTTTAATGATGCCCAACTTTATAAGTAAAGGGAGGTCATAACCGTATTGATTATGAGCCACCCATGTATCACCTTCTTTGAAAACGTCACCATAATTATCGGTAACTGTCTGAACATCTTCATCTAAAGCCTTATAGGATAGACAATGTATCTTTGTTACTGTGTCTAGTAACCCATTAGCCTCAGTATCCCAACAGAATACGCTCATCGGTATATCACCAACATAGATGGAAAAGGTGCAGCATCTTTAGCAGGTACACCATTTACCTCAAACTTTAGTCTACCTTTAATGAATCTAATCTCTGCTTTGTGATAAATATATTCGTGAAAGGCTAGCGTGTCTGTTCTTGATGGTAATAACATGACAATAACTTCTGTATTGCCTTTAGTTGATTCCTCGTAAGCCTTCTTAATGAACTTCTTTTGTAGTCCTCTTGAATAAGGAGGGTTACAAAATACGTTGCCGTACCATTTTTGATCAGGATGTAAAGCGGTTGTTAGTTCTGGTTCTTTTCCATCAATACCATAAAAACTTGCTGCTTTACTGTTCACCTCAGTAGCAGCAGCATCTAAGTCAAAACCAAACTCTGCATCTAACTCATCAAACAACCATTGAGGAGTCTCCCAATCATCCTTCTTACTGCTAAACATTAGATCGTTATTCATCATTTAAACTCCTGAACGGGTTCTAAGTAGTCACCTGTATCACGGTTATAATATACATCAAAACTTCCAACATTACCAAAAGCTCGATCCTCTAATAAAACAAAGCTAGAAGTATTTCTTTCTATTGGATCGTCTACTGTCTTGTCTCTCTCGATCCCGATCATATAGTAACACGCCCTCATCATAGCCCTACTACCTGTAAATTGATTTGACCGTACCTTGCCACCTTCCTCATGTGCCTTGCCTGTCTGCGGTGATTTCAGGTGACAGAAGAAGATATAAAAGAATCCAATATCCTTTGCTAACTTACTGATTTCATCGGCTATACGCTCCAGTTCAGTATTAGCATCTGAAGCCACCATTCCAGTGGTCAATCGAGTTAGTGGGTCAATGATAACAGTCTTTGCACCTTCCACTACTACAGCATGACGTATCGCTAACTTTAAATCATCCCACTTAGTAGAACCATAGCTGTCATAAAGGATGACACTATCACCAATAGCCTCTACACCATCTATCAATTCCTGTTGAGTGAAGTCAGCGTCAGGCTTATGGAATTGCTTGTGCGCTATCTTTCCCGCTATCTTTCTGACTGTCATGCTAGGCTTTTCTTCTAGCTTAAAGACCGCCACCTTATCACCTAGTACCTGTGTATCGTAGTGTACGATCTGATTGACCGCTTCACTCTTACCCATCTTAACACCTGAACCAAAGTACGCACCTTCACCATCACGCCTACCATACGTCAGCTTAGTAAGACTATCCCAACACCACGCTCTACCCCATTCAGGCATCCTTGTGGCTTCATCAAAGACATCATCAACAGTTACGAACCCATCAGGCTTGAATGACTTGGCTTTGAAATAACTGTTTACAAAAGACTTCTCTTTTCCAGTCAAAAGCATATCATTGGGATCTTTCTCGGTAATATCCATGATCTTAATATCAGGGAACAATTTTACTATGTCATTTACTAGCTTTTGACCTTGTTCATCCTGATCTGGACATAATATTATTTCTTCATACTTACTAAGGAACGTCTTATTATCTGTAAAGCAATTTATATTAGCACCGTGGGGTACTGACACCACCGCTTGCTTGTACTTAGACAACATCTGATATGCAGCTAGGGCATCATCCTGTCCCTCGGTTATTAGTAGACGCTTACCCTCTACTGCTACAGATTGTCCTATAAACTCCACTTGCTGCCCTTTTAAGGGTTGACCTATGATACTGAATGTCTTAGGTAGCTTTCGTTGCTTATACGCGACTACAGAGCCTCTCACAGTGATTGGGTAGTAGTAGCTGTCAGGTTTACCTGTACTTTCATCGAAAGCTGTACGAATTCCATACAATTCACAAGTTGTTTGATCTATACCACGATCTTGCAATGCTTTTATCGGTAAATCTTTAATAGCTTTTATATCTGTACTCTTTGTCTTAACCTGCATTTCTATTTTATCCTGTTTATTAGCTGTATACCCGCATTTGTTACAATGCTTTCCACCATCTGAGAATATTATCAAATGATTACCAGTCCTATCGTGTCCTTTTGATCTGCAATTAGGACATGCTTCGTCTCCAATTATATTGCTCATAATATTTAAAACCTCTTTTTAAACTACAACTACTATAATATTTTATCATACTTTTAGTAGGATTGTAAATACCTTAACGGTAAATAGGTTCATAGCAACCACAAATAGTTTCTTATGAACCATTATTACCTTCTTCAATCTCATCTAAATAGTACAGAATAAAATCATCGTCTTCATTATTCAAAGAGGTACGGCACACTCGACAGAGTGTTTCATGCTCTTTGATTGATTCATCCCATATTATTTCACCTTCAGTGAATACACTATCACATGCCTTGCATCTACTCATTTTCTTTCTCCTTCGTTGGTTATTATTTCATACAAATATTGTCGTACTAAGTCTACAGATTCTGGACTATACCCGCCTATATGCCAATGATACTGACCCAAAGGAGCGGAAGGTAGCTTCCAATCGTATATAGTTGCCACAACTGTCCTTTCTATATCCGATCCTTCGTCGATTATTGTAAATAATATATCCCATTCGACATTAACTTTATCCTGATCTTCACGACTTGGCTTGCCAAAAGTATCTACTAAATCATTATAATTAGTCGAAATATCTCCCTGTGAACACGTTCCATTAACGTCTACATCGCTACTTACTTTAACCTTTAGTATTTTATACATTAGATTGACCTCCATTGTAGTGTATCTAACCAGTATGATAAAGGCTTTCCTGTGTCTTGTAAAATTTCAGCAGAGACAAGAAGTTTATCTGGATTGTCGTATAAATCTGTGTGTTCGTGGACTTCGCGAATACGATCTTGTAAAGACTTTCCGAAATATGAATGATAACCCATCAACAATATTTTAATAGGTGTCACCCTAACGTCCACAGTTTCAGTTATAATCATTATTACTCTCTCCATTTATTATTATTTAATTAAGTATCATTGATACTTTCCAATACCAGTGCTTTCTATTACCAGTACTTATATTACTACGTAAGAATATAGATGTCAACTATACCCATAACCCAAGCCAGACTGGGATTTCTCTCTTCGTCCACTTATGAAGATTTGACTTTTCAAAAGTGTAATAATCACGATATGAAGTCAGTGGATCATCACTCTTATATTGATCGGGCATTGCTTGAGCGTGTTTAGTCAATCCAATATCTAAAATATCAGGCGTTGGTAATGTCAATGCTAAATCATAAGACTTGTGGTTGACACTCTTATTATATCTATACCTGTATTCTTTATTTAGATATTTAGTCAACAATAACAACCACTTATAATTAGATAAACTTTGCCCCGCCCATAGAGTGCAAGGATGCTTAGGATGCGTTGCTTTATATCCTGCGTCAATACCTGATCCTCGGATTACAGTAGACAACATCTGAACGGATTCCAATATCATTTTGACGACATGTTTATCACAGTGATATTCTGCACACTTTTTGACGCACGGATCAAGATAAAAAATATTCATAATGTATAGTTCCCCCTATGTTAAGTATCATTGATACTATTTAATTGTTATAAAAGCCCTTCAAGTTGTTCCCTGACATAATTTAATTTCCATTCAGTCAAAGATATATATTCATATCCACAAGCCTTAGATTCTGATTTATAAACTTGGTATTCCTCATACATTATGTCGGTTATATAATTATCAGGTATTAATTTAGTCATTTTATTTTCTCCGTTCTCACATCGTGAAACAACGGGTAAACTTCACCGCTATCCTCAGCCATTTTAGTAAACTTATCACCCAACATTCTACCATATATTTCAGGACGATCCCAATATCCAGTTCCGTGACCTTGTCTAGTCAAATAGAAATCATGTCCGGCTTGTTCAATATGTTCATCAGGTAAGTAACACGCGATCCTGTTATAGAAAGCTAGGCAATCTATGATTGATTCACGTTTAAAATCTTCGTCCAGATCATCTACATAAGCGAAATCGTCAGGTTTGCCTGTAAATGTATGGAAAATTTGATCTGCGAAAAAAACACACTCAATATATGCAGTTATAAATTGATCTTCTTTTTTAGTTGTTTGAATTTTCATTTTGTAGGCTCTCTATATAGTTATAAATATCTCGCACATCGTTAATCTTAGATTCGTGGTTAACTGGCAGTTGATCAGGGTCATTTGAGTCCCATGCTTTTATGAACGAACCCAACCCCCTAATGCCTTCCCATATAACATTTTCTAATTGCATCTCTCTAATCTCTAACTCTCGTACTCGGTCTATTAATTCACTCATATTAGTTTACCCCTGTTAATTTAAACATCCGTTAAGTGAGTATATATATTTTCAAATCGATCAACCCCTTCAGAGTCAGTTCCTAAAAAAGTATAATACCCTGCAAAATTACAATCGGACATGTACTCCGACAATCTACCCTCTTCTATAGCGTCTACGAAAGCCCAGTTAAAAGCTGTATTTAATTTATCCATTATAAATCTCCGTTAAGTTAAAAGTATCAATGATACTTTATAATTAATCAATAACAAAACCAGATTGATCTTTCTTTGCGTCACCTTTGGCATACAAGCTGACTATAACATTAGGTTCATCCGTAAAACGTAGGTCAGTACTATCACCATCAACAACCTTAATCCCATGAAAGGTCTTAGGTATAACATCTGTAGTACGCCATACAACGGCTACGTTACATCCAGTACGCTTTTGAGTCGCTAAAACCTTTTTAGCAAAGTTAGCATTAGCTCCAGAATAAGAAAGCGTTAAATGATAATTCACCGGCATAGGCTTACTTTTACGAAATCTTGTTACTATTTTTGTATAATCATAAAACTGTATGTTAGGAAACTCTGACATTATACCATCATTTTCCCACTGAATATCTGAAGTACCATTCAAACGAACGCAAGCCTTAATCCCACGCTTATCACAATAAGCCTGAAAGCGTTTTAAATCGGCTCTTAACATATTTAAAAACGTATCTTTATGGTCACGTAATAGTATAGTTTTACGGATACGAGCTTTGTTTATATTTGGGAAAACTTTAGCCTGTCCAGATTTGAATAAACAAGGTGCCTTGCAACGTGCTATACCTGCAAAGGCACAATTATTCATACCTTTAACTGTATCAGCAGGTGCTAAATACATGATAGCTGTTAAAAACTCTGTTCCATCTCCCTTTATTGTTTTGGCATTACTACCTACCGATATTAATTTAAGACCTGATACTTTAATTCTTTTAGCTTTAGCTAGTTTTTCAAACTTTGATTTTAAAACCTTTGTTTGTTTAGCATTATACAGATCAAGTGAAAGTGGATCTAACTTCATAATATGGACTCCTATTTGATTTAATTAATAGTATAATAATTTATGTGAAATGTCAATTATTTACGAAGCACCGACTAAATAAGCACAATATAATATACAATTCAAACCGATATAGATTAAACATTCATAAAATAAATTCATAGTTATACCCTCTTTATTAATTATTTAGCCATTCTTCAAAAGATTTAACAGGATTATCATCAGTAAATGAAATATAAATTTCGTATTCGTTACTGTTAGATCCTCGCTGTTTAGTTTGCCAGTCATCATTGGGAATCAATTTTGTATCGTCTTTTATGTATTTGTATTTTTTCATCTTTATAATCTCCCATGTGTTAAGTATCAATGATACTAATTAATATTATGTAGCGGATCATAAACTGATCCGCTATAAATATCAACTAATTATTAATCGGCACGGCTTGAGGCATAAGCCGCGATCCCGTTCTGTTGTAATACATTTGCGTATGCTTTCGCTCCCTGTTCTTTACAGTCCATACTTTGACCGCAATGATTTGCAGGATCCCATAGCTGTAAGGTTTTGGGTAGGTAACTTTTCTTAAAACCTACGCTTGCAAGTTCTTTCGCTTGCTTACTGTTTGTTCTAGTTACTTCTACTTCAACCCAAGCAAAACCGCAATACATGGGTTCGCCATATTGATTCCCGCCAGTCTTTGCCGTCCATTCCGCGAGATAATCGGATACCGCTTTTTTTGCTGCTACTGTTCCTGTTTCGTGTATTGTTTGAATGTTGTTCATCTTTGTAACTCCCTAAGTATCATGATACTAGTTGTTGTTGAGTGATTGAACTATGCACTATATTGATATTATAGTCAAGTTATTTTGATATAATTTTGAACATGATCATTATGTTCCATACATCTTGCCATTAATCATGCCGTCAAGATAAGAGATCATCTCTTTTACAGGAATTCTATGTTTAACAATATATCCTGATTTCTTAGTTAATTGCCATCCGCCATAGATAGGTGCGTTATTTAATTCAAAATTATCCTCAAATACATTATTTATATGATCAAGTTTATTGAATAGATCGTTTTTATTCGTATGTTTATTTGTAAACGCTTTTTTCATTTTATGATCTCCCATAATTAATTATTAATGATACTGATAATACTATCATCAGTATTGATAATATTCCAGTAATTTGAATTGGTGCTGTCAATATTCCTATCAAAGTAGCAGTTAGTAATTCTAATATAATCATAGTGTATCCTTTAGTTGTTAAAAGTATCCTGATACTTATTGCTGTATCTATAAAAGCACTTTGTAAGAACGCTCTTATAGATACAGGCGGGCAAGTACCCGCCTGTTATTGGTGATATTACTTCTTAGACTTTTGAAGTGTAAGCTTCACGTCTGCTAGTTTGTTGTAAGCTGCTAGAGCCTTTTTAATCTCTTTCAGCATATTAGCCGGATCATTCGCTTTGACTTGATCCGGTGTTGGTACATTAACAGCCTTTGAAGCTTGCTTGTCCTTGCTATTGCTATCGAATACCTTAACTTTTCCTGATTTAGCATCCAGTCTCATAGTCTTCTTAAAATCAGAGACTTTGCGTAAAGCGTGAACCGTTCCAGTCCAATGTCTATGTTGTGAACCGGTCACGCCGTGCTTGTCGGCGTTAATTTTACAGTACTTATGAACATATCGTCCGTGATCTTGTATGACTTTCAAACCAGTAGACGCGCTAAGCTTCCATAGTTTACGCATATTTGCTAGGCGTGCTGTGGATAATGTCTCTAAGGTGTCATCTGCTGCTACCATTTTATCAAACAGATCATTAAGTGTAGCGAGTTGTGACGCTTGATCTTTAGCGGTTAGTTTTATCATTTTTTCGTTAAGTAATTTAGTCATTGTTGTAATTCCTTATGTTGTTATGGTCGCGATAGTGCGACCGGTAGAGACACAATACAGCAACTGTACATGGTGTCAAACAATTTTATAAATTATTTTAAAATAAATAAATATCTGGATACATCAATAAGTATCCGGATACTTTTCAAGTCGTGGAACGTGTGACCATTCCGAACACTTGCGCCGTCAATTCTCGAAACTAATCGCACCTGGTCTACGTAATGTTATAACATAACATTCTCTGATTTAAACAACGGGGGGGCATATAATGTCCGCGCCCGCGCGCGCGTATAATAACCAATATATACTTGAGAGTAGACTTTGGGAAGAGGTAATTATACTCAACCCTAAAACAAAGCGAGAATACCCCTGAGAGCTAATGTAGTGCTACTGATGCAACGATAATAAAAGTTTAGTATCGTAGTATTAAACTAGTGTGTTGTAATAATACAACAAAAGTAATAGCAAATAAGTCTTGACATTTGATTAAATATATGATATAATAATAGTATAACTACTAGACATACTTAACTAACATATCTTTCCAGTGGTCGATAATATATATGCTTCATTCACCAAGTGTGAACAGAACATCAGAGCCCGCTTCAAGGAAACTTGGAGCGGGTTCAGTCTTTTCTGGAGGCCCAAAACCGTTCTCTTTCCTTTATAAACTATTGATTAGTAATACCAACACGATCAGATATAATCTATCTATAAAAAAAACTGAGGGGTTTATAGAAATATTACTTGACACAGCTTAGAATATATGATATAATAATAGTATAGTTGTTAAATACTTATAGGATCTCTTATAAGATATATATAAATAAATACTTATATAGGTATAATAAAAGGAACTTTATAAATGGGACAAGTAAATCACGCATTAGTAAAATACAAGGTATATGCCCACGGTACAGGAACTAGTGTAGTTGTAGCTACTCCAGTTATCTTATACAACATTCACTGTATTACAGCTACTGCTACAGAAGATATGGAAATAAGAGATGGTACAGGTGGTACTCTAGTTTTAGATATAAAAGCTAGTACAGCTATAAACACTAACTTTGAGTTTCCTGCGGGAATACATTTACTCAATGGCATACACATAACATTAGGTTCTAGTGCTACAGGTACATTAAGATTTGACTACAGCGAAGTATGATGACAGCTATAGAAAGATTAGAGTTAGCCACTGAACTATTAGATCAGATCTTAGAAGAAGCAGATAAGGAACTAGATCAAACAAAAGAGTGTCACCTCAAACTGGTAGTATCCGATGAATAACAAAATAGCCAAGAGATTGAGAACTATTGCAGATGACTACGACAAAGATAATAAAAGACTCTATAGAAAGCTCAAACGAGAGTACACAAGAAGTACCGAGCCAAAACAGTGGACTAACAGAACCTCCTCGTAATAAAGGAGGTAGACCTAAAGGAAGTAAGAACACATTAACTTTGCTACAAGAAGCAGCAAAGAATGGTATAATGACAGATGTTCTAAACAGGTTTCAACCTATTGTAAACAAGACAATAGAACTAGCAGAGGAAGGTGACTCCACCTGCCTCAAGATACTTTGGGACAGGGTATTACCTGCAATAAAGGCATCAGATGGTACAGCAAGCCAGAGCAATTCTGGCATTACTATCGTAGTACAAGGTACTAAGATAACACAACAAGAAACTATAGATGCAGAATTAATAGAAGAGGAAACTTAATATGTGGAATAAACCAAGTTATGAAAATATTAGATTTGGATTTGAAGTAACTATGTATATTAACAATAAATAAAGGAAAATTTAATATGAAAGGTAATAAAAAAATGTACCAAGAAGCACCTAAAATGACAGGAATTGGTACACTAAACAGCAGCAAAACGTATGATGTAAAGGTCGCTTCTACAGGACAATCACAATATAGTATGATGACAAAATCTGGAAAAGGACAAGGTTAAACTATGTCAATATTAGAGTTAATAGCTCTTGAAGAGAGTACTCCACAACTACAAGCTCCTACATCCTCTGATACAGGACTAATTACAGGTGCGTTTAAAGTAAACGGAGCAAGTACTCTAGTTGGAGCAGTATCTACAGGAGCGTTAACTCCTTCGTCCATTGTAGGGTTTGTTATCGGGACAGATGTACAGGCGTTTAACGCAAGATTAACCGATGTAGCAGCTTTAAGCCCTACAAACAATGCTATTATAGTAGGTAATGGTAGTAATTTTGTGTTAGAAAGTGGAGCAACTGCGTTAACTTCGTTAGGTGCTGCTACTAGAGGAGCTAATAGTGATATAACTTCTTTATCTGGACTAACTACAGACTTAACAGTAGCACAAGGTGGTACTGGAGCTAGTACTTTTACAGATGGTGCTGTTCTTTTGGGTAGTGGTACTGGTGCAATAACAGCGTTAGACGTTACTGCTAAAGGTTCTTTGTTAGTTGGAGATGGTACTACAGACCCAGTAGCATTGGCAGTGGGAACTAATGACCATATATTAACAGCAGACTCTAGTGCAGCTAGTGGAACTAAATGGGCAGCCGTTCCTTCCGCAGCAAGGTCAGTAACTGGTGGTAATATTTTTATTACTGAAAGTGCAGCAGCATCTTCAGATATTGCAGGTGATGGGCAAATTTGGGTAGACGATGCAGTTCCTAATACTCTTATGTTTACGAATGACGCAGGTGCAGATCAAACAGTACATACAACAACAACCTTACCAGTTAGCCAATATCAACAAGTTGCAGGAACAGTAGTAGCAACTACCTCTGGAACAACTAAAGATTTTACAAGTATTCCCGCAGGTGTAAAAGAAATTACACTTATGCTTGATGGTATGAGTACTAACGGAACTACCGATTACTTACTTCAATTAGGAGACTCAGGTGGTATAGAAACGTCTGGTTATGCTGCCGTTGCAACTAATACTTTTGATGGTACAACTCCATCAGGCACAGCAGGTTTTACTTTATCTGTTGATGTTGCAGCAGCTACACTAAGTCATGGGTTTGTTACTATAAAACTTTTAGATGCAAGCACATTTACTTGGGTTGCAGCAGGAAATATACATCAAACTGGACAAGCGTTAACTAGTGTAGCAGGGTCTAAATCATTGTCAGCAGAACTAACTCAAATAAGACTTACCTCTGTTAGTCCTAATACTTTTGATGCAGGTAAGATAAACATTCATTATTCTTTTTGATAAGCGAAATATACATATGAACATTAACGCAATAAACCTATACCTCGAAGCTAATGGTGTGACAGTGTCAGGTAGTACAGATTCTTATTATAGATTAAATGGAGAATCTACTTTCAAAGCATGGTATGTCGAGGGTGTAGCACAGCCTACTGACGATAATCTAAGCTCATACACTACAACTGCACTAGCAACAGAAGCAGCAGCACAAGTTCTTGAAAATAGACGAAAAGAATACCCGCCTATGGCTGATTATCTTGATGGTATTGTTAAAGAAGATACTGACCAAGTAGCTGCATATGTCGCTGCGTGTAAAGCTGTTAAAGACAAATATCCTAAATAGTAATGATAGAAGAAGCGTTAGCCTATGCTGCGACAGTTGGTTCAAATGTGTCTCAAATGCCGTGGTATGCTTATACTATATTAGCAATATCTCCATTCTTTGTTGGGTGCGTACTAGCTATAGCTACGACTATATACTGGAAACGTATTAATTATAAAAGTGGATGTGAACCTTATAGTGTAAAACTGCAATATAGATTTAGTTTTTTATCAGGGTTTTTATCTGGGTGTTTTTGTCAGTACAGTTTGCAAGAAGTTGGTGAACATTTGTTGTCAATACCACCACTAACATTAAAAGCTACTATTGTGACTGGAATATTTTGTGCTTTACTTAACCAAATGGTGTACGACATACTACGAGGACACGCACAAAGAAAAGGTTGGACGGGGATATATAGTTTTATGACGGTGCATCACGTTAAGAAAAAAGAAGTAATAGACGTAACAACACAGTCTGATGACAAGGATGATGACGATACTGACACAACAGTATGGATAAAACCAGAATCTCTAAAGAACAAGGATGATATATAAAATGGAGAGTACTTATTTTACACACGAAGAACTTAAATGCAAATGTGGATGTAATACAGCCGACATGGACAGTGTGTTCATGGAAAAACTCGATATGTTACGAAACAGATACAATAAACCTATCGTACTCAACTCTGCCTATAGATGTATGGAACATAATGATAGAGTGGGGGGAGTTGCAGACTCACCCCATACCAAAGGAAATGCAGTAGATATAAAATGTAATGGTAAAGAAGCACATAGATTACTTAGAGTTATATTCTTAATGAGGTTTAATGGAGTAGGTATTTCACAAAAAGGAAAAAATAGATTTATACATATAGATGATAAGTTAGAATCTCCTAGACCTAACTGTTGGACGTATTAACATTTACACATATGATATAGAAACTCCATGTATTAATGTGTGTTTATTAAATGAACACAATATATGTACAGGGTGTAACAGAACAAAAGATGAAATATCAAATTGGATTAATTTAAGCAACATTGAAAGAACTAAAATAATACAAGGAATTAAAGTATGAGTATAGAGTACAGGGGAGAAACTTTTTCAGGATATAATCAACCAAAAGCATCTAACAAAGGTGGTAAGTCACACGTAGTTCTTATAAAAGATAATGGTAAAGATCGTATGATTAGGTTTGGACAAGCCGGAGTAAAAGGTAGTCCTGATGGGTCAGCTAGAAACAAAGCGTTTAAAGCTAGACACGCTAAGAATATAGCTAAAGGTAAAACTAGTGCAGCATACTGGGCAAATAAAGTAAAGTGGTAACTGCATAAACAGGAGATATATTATAATGAATAAGAAATATGGTAAAAAACCAATGAAAACTAAATCAAAGAAAAAGAAGTATTAAATGAAAAAGAAAGGACTATATGCAAATATACATGCAAAAAGAAAACGCATTAAGGAAGGTAGTAAAGAAAAGATGAAAAAGAAAGGCGATAAGGGTGCGCCTACAAAAGCAGATTTTTTAAAATCTAAAAAGACTGCTAAAAAAACTGTTAAAAAGACTGCTAAAAGAAGGGCATAGTATATGAAAAACATGAAACACTATAAAAAAGATGGAACTTTATTTACTGGTAACTCTCACAAAATGAAAGATGGAACACTACACACTAACAAAAAACATAGTTCTACTAGTGTACCTCTTTACCATATAAACGAACTATCTAAAGCAGTTCAAAAAAGGCTAGGATTAAATAAATGATTGCAGCATTGTTTCCTATAATAGGTGAAGTAATAAAAAGAGTACTACCTAACAAAGACAAGCAAGTAGAAGCTCAGTCTAAGTTAAATAGTATGATGTTAGATGGTTCATTCAAAGAGTTTGAAAAACAAGCTGATATTATAATAGCAGAAGCTCAGTCAGAACACAAACTAACAGCGCAGTGGAGACCTATTACCATGCTAGTTTTTGTTATTATTATAGCAAATAACTACTTAGTATATCCATATCTTAGTTTGTTTTGGATAGAAGCACCACTATTAGAGTTACCTCCTGACCTGTGGCAATTACTAAAGATAGGGTTAGGTGGTTATGTAGTAGGTAGAAGTGGCGAGAAGATTGCTCAAGTGTTTAAGAAATAATAGGATTTAATATGCCTGTACCAGAGTTTGTAGACAGGATTAAAAACCCTGACAAATACCCAAACATAAAGAATAAGGATGGAAGTGTTTCTACGCATAAAATGGCTGCTGAAGTAGATGATAATGGAAATTGGTACGTTTTTCCAACAATAGTGCAGATGCCTAGTGGCGATCTGTATCAATTTAAAGATAATAGACTAGCAATGCAATACAATCTAAGGAATAACAATTATATACCAATGCCAAACAAAGAGAGGGCTTTAAAATATGCAGAAGGTGGATACAAACAAGGTACTCCTTTAGAAACAAAATAATGCAGTTAAAGTTTGAATTGCACCCACCCCAGTTAGAGATATTTGAAACTAACTCTAGGTTTAAGGTATGTGCTGCTGGTAGACGGTTTGGAAAATCATACCTATCAGCAGTAACCTTACTAATAGAGGGATTAAAAAACAAGAATGAAAAAGGATACAACTTAGGCGAAGACATAGTAGTATATTATGTAGCTCCTACTTTCCAACAAGGAAAGGATATTATGTGGAAGCTAATCAAAGGTCTAGGTAAAGACGTAATTAACCAAACTTTAGAAAATACAGGTGTAGTAAAGTTAATAAATGGTAGAGAAATACATATAAAAGGGTCTGATAGACCTGATACTCTACGAGGTGTAGGCTTATCTTATGTGGTTCTTGATGAATATGCAGACATGAAACCACAAGTGTGGGAAGAAATATTATCACCCACACTAGCAGATGTAGAGGGTGGTGCTTTGTTTATAGGTACACCTAAAGGTAAGAATCACTTTTATGAGTTATTAAAACAAGGTGAGCGTGATGAAGATTGGACATGTTTTGAGTTTAAATCAATGGACAACCCCTTTATTCCAAAGAAAGAAATAGAAAACCAGAAAGGAAGGTTAAGTGCTGATGTATTTAGACAGGAGTTTGAAGCTAGTTTTAATGTAGGTGGAGGTGCAGTATTCCAACCTGACATGTTTACAACTATAAAAGAAACACCAGATGGCGGTAACTACTATATAGCAGTTGACCCTGCGGGTTTTGGAGACACTGCTAAAAAGAGCAAGAGTAGGTTAGCAAGGTTAGATCAACACGCTATAGCAATAGTTAAAGTAGGTGAATATGGTTGGCATGTTGAGGATATACAAGTAGGACGGTGGGATGTAAGAGAAACTAGTATTAAAATTATAAAGGCTTATCAGAAATACAGACCAATGAAGTTAGGAATTGAGGGTGGTAGTTTAAAGAACGCCATTATGCCATACCTCTCTGACCAAATGAGAAGACTTAACATCTATTTTACACCAGTAGAATTAACACACGGTGGTCAACGAAAAATAGATAGAGTTACATGGGCGTTACAAGGACGGTTAGAGCATGGGAGAGTATCGTTTACCGCAGGAACTTATCTAAAGCAACTAGCAGAGCAAGCATTAGATTTTCCTAACCCACTAACACATGACGATATGCTTGATGCACTAGCTTATATAGACCAGATAGCAGTAACTAGTTATATAGATGAATCTGTTGTTGACACATGGGAAATGATGGATGACTTTGCAGGATACTAAAGGGATAATATGAATAGACTACCTAATAATAATGAAAGTAAAGGAAGAGACCCTCTAGTAGCTTGGGTTATAGGTCACTGTGAAGGATGGGAAGACTACCGAGATAATAACTACAAAGATAAATGGGATGAGTACTACAGGCTATGGCGTGGTATTTGGAAGTCAGAAGATAAACTTAGAAGTAGTGAGCGTAGTAGAATTATTGCACCTGCTTTACAACAAGCTATAGAAGCTACAGTAGCTGAGTTAGAAGAAGCATTGTTCTCTAAAAAGAAATGGTTAGATATAGATAGAACTACTATAAACGATGAACAACAAAGACAAAGCATGGATGTGTTTTTGTCTACTTTAATGAAAGAATACGACATTAATAAAGTACCTGCTAACATTGCAGAAGTAGTATTAAACGGTGCTATATACGGCACTGGTATTGCTAAAGTAGTAGTTGAATCTCGTAAGAATCGTGTACCAATACAGAATGAAGATGGAACGCTAACATCAGAAGAGAAGTTATATCCATGCGTTAAGTTAATTCCAATAGATCCCCGTGAGTTTGTAATAGATCCACTAGCTAGAAGTATAGATGATGCAATAGGCTGCGCTCATGTAATGCGAAGCAATGTTCATAAAATAGAAGCTAAACAAAAGTCAGGAATATATGCAAATGTAGAGATAGGAAGCTACTCAGATGATGATAACTTCTCTGCTTACGGGGAAACTACACCATCTAGCAAAGAAGATTGGGTTAAAATAACAGAGTATCATGGTAAAGTACCTAAGAGTATGTTAGACCCTATTGGTTCGGTCATTGAAGAAGAGTTAGAAATGACACAAGACTTACCTGAAGACGAAGCAGGAATGGTAGAAGCTATTGTAACTATAGCAAATGATTCTGTTTTGTTAAGGGCTATTGAAAATCCATTCTTTATGCACGATAGAAGTATTATAGCTTATCAACATGATAGAGTTCCTAATAGATTTTGGGGAAGAGGAGTAGCTGAAAAAGGATACTCACCTCAAAAAGCGTTAGATGCAGAATTAAGAGCGAGGATTGACGCGATGGCTTTTGCCGTAGCACCCATGATTGGAGTAAACGCAAGCCTTGTACCTCGCGATTTAAACACTAAGTTTAAGGTATACCCCGGCAGAACCATATTTACTAATGGTTCTATAGCAGAAAGTATAGCTCCTATTAACTTTAACCCACCACCTCCTTCTAGTTTTAATCAGTCAGGTGATTTAGAACGTATGGTTGAAATGGGAACAGGTGCTTTTCAAGCACAATCCAGAAACCAAAACCCTAATCAAACAACTGGTAATATGGGTATGGTAGTTAGTGCTTCTATTAAACGAAACAAACGTACACTATTAAATATAGAAGTTAACCTGTTAGATGAATTTGTTAAAAAGTCTGCTTGGAGATACATGCAAGCTGACCCCGACAAGTACCCACTGGTAGATTTACATTTTGTTGTTAATTCTAGTCTTGGCATTATGGCAAGGGAAGTAGAAACACAACAGATAGTACAACTACTTAATACAACTCAGCCTGACAGTGTAGGATACTGGATGCTAATTAAGTCACTGTATCAATTAAGTACTATTTCTAATAGAGAAGAAATGATTCCAATGATTGATCAGAAACTACAAGAAGCAATGCAACCTAAACCTAATACACAAGAAGAAGCAGCACGGAGACAAGCTGAAACTCAGGAGTTCATTGCTAAAAATGATGCAGTATTCAAGAAGACTAAGGGCGTACTTAATCTAGCTCAAGCAGAAAAAGCAGAGTCAGAAACAGAAAATGTACGCAGTAAGGGATTTGCGGATGAGCTACAATTATTAAATGAAATGATGCTAACTGATAAAGAAAAACAACAACAGGCGCAAGCAATGATGCAGCAACAAGCAGAAATGCAAGCACAACCACAAGGAGTTATGAATGGACAAGATCCAACAAGAGATATATGAACGATATACTGAAATGTTTAGTACACCTATTTGGAAAGAATGGTTAACTACAGTTCAACAATATAAAGATGCAGTAGTTACTAAAGCACCATATGAAATAGATACTGAATTTAAAGCAGGTGTAATAAACGGTACAGTTAATGTACTAGATATGGTATTAAATTTAGAAGTATCTATGACTCAAAATGTAGAAGAAACTGAAGAAGAAGAAGAAGAATGATATATGAGTATAGATGTAAGGAGCATGGTAAGTTTACTTACACATGTAAAATGA